AAGAGATATATCCGCGGGGCGGATTCGGAAGGAGGGGGAAACCACGAAGGCGACAACGGAAAAGGGCTACCAGCAGAAGATCCGGGCCCGGATGAAACGGGTCGGAACGTACAGGCCAGAGTTCGAGCTAACAATCCAGCGCCTGGCTGGTTTGTATCTCCGGATTGAGAAGGCTGAAGAAAAATACAAGGCCCAGGGCGAGGAAGAGGTCATCGAATACACGAACAAAGGCGGCGCGACGAACTGGATCAAAAACCCGCTTCTGTGCGTGATCGAGGAGCTGAGCGACAAGGCACTTGTCATAGAGCGGGAGCTCGGTTTGACGCCGGCCAGCCTGAAGAAAGTGAATGAGGGCGCGATGCCATCGGCGGAGAAAGCGGACGAGGATCCGCTTAGCAAAGCACTTGGCGGTTTACGGCTGGTGGGTAGCGCGTGAACACATGGACTGGCGAGATTGACGGGAAAAAGATCAGCCTGAGGGGGAAATACGCTGCCGATGTGATGAACTACGTCCGGGACGTGACGGAAGGGAAAGTCATCGCCGGCGAGGATCGCGTTCTGTGCTGCCGGAGACTTGCGGAGTTTATCTGCCGCGAGGATCTGGATGTAAATACACAGGACGCTGATTTTGTGATAGGCATCATTGAAACGACCTACTGTCACCGGCAGGGCGAGAACCTGCACGCGGAGCCGATGCGTGGGAAACCCTTCCTGCTGGAGGCGTGGGAGAAGTTGTGCGTCTACGGGATGCTGATCTTTTACCACAAGGGGACGAAAAACAGGCTGGTGAAAGAAGCATTTATCTTCATCCCCAGGAAGAACTCGAAAACGCTGTTCGCCAGCGCTCTGGCCTGGGCGATTGCGCTGCTGGAAAGAATGAGCGGTTCGACGGTCTATGTTGTGGCCGCGAGCTTGAAGCAGGCCATGGAAACGTTCGACTCATGGCGCTATAACGTGGAGCGGATGTATCCGGACGAGCGGAAGCGAAAACAGGTCGGCTGGAACATCCTGAACAACTCTTTTGAGCACAGCGTCCGGAATGACAATCTGGGCGGCGGCAGCGTGCGCCTGAACGCTCTGGCGAGCAATCCTGACAAACAGGACTCTTTCAACGCCAACATTGTCATCGCGGATGAGATTCACGCCTACAAGAGCGCGAAACAGTACACGATCCTCCAGGAGGCGACGGCAGCCTACACGAACAAGCTGGTGATCGGGATCACGACGGCGGGAGACGATGGGACGGGGTTCTGCGCTCAGCGGCTGGAGTATTGCAAGAAGGTGCTGCGGGGCACCGTGAAGGATGACCAGTATTTTATTTTTGTCTGCATGGCGGACAAGGACAAAAACGGGGATGTGGATTTCACAAACCCGGAACAGCACGCGAAGGCAAACCCGAATCTCGGGGTCACGATTCGCGAGAGCGACATCATGAACGACGCGATGCAGGCGCTCAATGATCCTCAGATGCGGAAAGATTTTATCTCCAAACGTCTGAATGTGTTCGTGGCGAGCATGAACAGCTATTTCAACCTGGACGAGTTCAGGCGGAGCAATGAGCGTGCGGAGAAGGCGCTGGGGATTAACCCGGCGCTGGATCTGAAGAAAAAGATCGCGATACTGGCGAGGTTTCCGGTCAAATGGTATGGCGGGGCTGACCTTTCCAAACTGCACGACCTGACGGCGGCGAGCCTTCACGGGCAGCACAAGGGGATTGACATCCTGATTCCGCATTGCTGGTTCCCGATTGTGGCGGCGACAAAGAAGGCCAACGAGGACAATATCCCGCTTTTCGGATGGCAGGATGACGGATGGCTGACAATGTGCAACGCGCCGACAAATGACCATGACCAGGTTGTGCGCTGGTTCCTGGACATGAAGAAGGCCGGGTTCAACATCGTGCAGGTAGGGCATGACCGGAAGTTCTGCCGGGAATACTTCATCGCGATGAAGAAGGCCGGGTTCAAGATCATCGACCAGCCACAGTATTTTTATAAAAAGAGTGAGGGCTTCCGGCACATTGAGAAGCAGGCGAAGAACGACTGCCTGTATTACCTGGGCGCGGAGCCCTATGAATACTGTGTGCAGAACGTTCGGGCGGTGGAGAAGACGGATGACATGATCCAGTATGAGAAGGTTTCACCGGAGCGGCGAATTGACGTTTTTGACGCTGATATATTCGCGACGGTTCGGATGCTGGAGCAGATGGAGAAGAGCGGGAAGGCGAGCAGCTGGTTCGGGAGTTCTTCAGGAGGGAATGAGGATGAGTAAAACCGGAGGGATCGTGAGCACGATGCGCGGGTGGTTCCTGGACATGAAGAAGGCCGGGTTCAAGATCACCGACCAGCCACAGTATTTTTATAAAAAGAGCGAGGGATTCCGGCACATTGAGAAGCAGGCGAAAAACGACTACCTGTATTACCTGGGCGCGGAGCCATATGAGTATTGTGTGCAGAATGTCCGGGCGGTTGAGAAGACGGATGACATGATCCAGTATGAGAAGGTTTCACCGAAGCGGCGCATTGACGTTTTCGACGCTTATGTGTTCGCGACGGGTCGGATGCTGGAGCAGCTGGAGAAGAGCGGGAAGGCGAGCAGCTGGTTCGGGAGCTCATCAGGGGACAATGATGATGAATAATGCCGGAGAGATCGGGCACAGGGCCGGGAAGATCGGGCGGAGGGCCGGAAGATCGGGCGCAGGGCCGGAGAGACAGGGGCCAGGGCAGGAGACATTCAGATTGAGCAGGGCCGGAGGAAATGAGGATGAGTAAAACCGGAGGGATCATGAGCGCGATGCGCGGGTGGTTCGGGAAGAAGCAGAAGCGGGAGAGCATGAGCCCAGGCAGTCTGGCCTTCTGGTTTAAGGACGGGGAGATTGACTGCAGCGGATACACCCGGCTGAGCGAGAACCCGGAAATCCAGACGGCCTGCCTACGGATTGCGGAGCTGATCGGGAGCATGACGATCTACCTGATGGAAAACGCGGGAGACGGGGACAGGCGGATTGTCAACGAGCTGAGCCGGATGATTGACATCAGTCCGTGCGGAAACATGAGCCGAACCACATGGATGACGGCGATCGTGATGAACCTGCTGCTTTACGGGAACGGGAACAGCGTTGTGGTTCCGCACACGCGGGACGGGCTGCTGGAAAGCCTGGAACCGATTGCGGCGGGCCGGGTCGGATTTCAGCGGGTCGGGAACAGCTACACGGATTATCAGATTCTGATTGACGGGATCCCCAGGGACCCGGACGGACTGATCCACATGACATACAATCCGGACAGCCAGCTGCTCTGGAAGGGCAAGGGGCTGACGGTGCTGCTGAATGACGTGGCGAACAACCTGAAGCAGGCCGCGAAGACGGAGAGCGCTTTCCTGAAAAGCGAATGGAAGCCGTCGATCATCGTGAAGGTGGACGGGCTGACGGAAGAGTTCGCCAGTCCGGACGGCCGGCGGAGACTGTTGGAGAGTTATATTCACCCTTCCACGCCGGGCGAACCCTGGATGATTCCTTCTGAGGCGTTCGACGTGACAGAAGTCCGGCCTCTGACGCTGAATGATCTGGCGATCAAAGACACGGTGGAGATGGACAAGAAAGCCATCGCGGCGGTGATCGGCGTGCCGGCGTTCCTGCTGGGCGTCGGGGAGTTCAACCGGGATGAGTGGAACAACTTCATCCAGTCGAAGGTTCGGACGATCGCGCTGGTTGTGCAGCAGGAGCTGACAAGGGCGCTGATCATCAATCCGAAATGGTATCTGCAGCTCAACTTCTGGAGTCTGATGGATTACGACATGAAGAGCATGAGTGACATCCTGCTGGCCGGGAGCGACAGGGGATTTGTCAACGGCGATGAGTGGCGCGACAGGATGCACATGACGCCGGCGGGCCTGAAGGAGTTCCGGGTGCTGGAGAACTATATCCCGTTTGACATGGCCGGACAGCAGAAGAAGCTGAAGTCGGAGGAATGATGCTTTGGCCGGATCCAGACGGCGGAGCCGGCGCAGACTGGCAGGAGCCGGCGTAGACTGGCAGGAGCCGGCGTAGACTGGCAGGAGCTTGTACGGGCTTATGGGAGCCGGCACGGTCCGGCGAAAGCGGACGCCGAATGATGGGAAGAACACAAGAAAGACTACGAAAGAGGGAAAGAAAATGCCGGCGCAATGCCCGGACGCATATCTGGATGAGCTGAGACGGTACGCCTGCCGGAAGACCGGAAAACTGTGCGAGCATCAGCGGCAGAGCGATTATCCTGACAAGCGGCTGATTCTGACAGGCACGGCGAACCATTGCCGATATCGGGAGATGACCAAAGAGCACATCGAGGCGGAAAAGAAGGAAGAGGCGAAGCTCCGGAAAGCCAAGGAGAAGAGACGGAGAGACTACGATACTTTTCGGAAAATGCTGGAACGGAATCGGTAAAGACGGGAAGAGGCGGGGTGATCAGATGAGCGGAAATGCCGGGCTCAGATGCCCGAAGGCCTACTATGGTAAGGACGGGTGGATCAGATGCCGCGCGTTCGGCGAAAAAGGATGCGCCTATCAATACCGGCGGGAGCTGGAAGGCTCCTGGAAATTGTCGGTCGGATATATGTGCTGCCCGATTAAGGACGCCCCAGAAGAACCGGGAACCTGTTCGGATGAGGACGCCGGCGAGGATCCGGGAGCCTGTTCGGATGAGGACGCCGGCAAAGATTCTGGAACCTGTACGGATGAGGAAGTCGGCGAGGATCCAGGAGCCCGTTTAGACGGGGAGACCGGCAAAGATTCGGGAACCTGTACGGATGAGGGCACCGGAAAAAAATGACTGAGGGAGGAAAAGAGGATGAGCGGGGGAATGAACCAGAGCAGGATCCCGGCCGGAGATGAAAACCGGGAGACGGGGCAGACCGGCGAAATGAACCGGGAGACGGGGAAGGC